AATTAAGCCTATTAGCGACCGATTTAGGGCTATCTAGCTGTGAGATCTTCCCAAAACAACGTCAAATCATGGTTTATAAGAATGATTTAGGTAATTGGCTAAATATACCCTATCAACAGGCTGCAAGGTCAACGAGATATGCAATGTATGATTCGGGAATGGGTGTGCCAATAACTCAGTGGTATGATTGGATACAGAATTTTAGACTTACACCAGAAAGGTTTAAAGAGTTAAAGGTGTATGACAACGATATTGCAGAAAAAGGGTTTGATCAGTACCCCCCGTGCTTACAAGCTCTTATTCGCAATGGGTGTGAGGGCGGTTATCGTAATAATGCGTTAACTGCCTTTGCTACTCTAGCAAAGAAAAAGAATCCTGATGGATGGCAAAAAGAAGTGTGGGATCGTAACGACTCATTCAATGAGCCCTTACCAAGTCATGAGGTTCAAGGACTTATTAAACAATACGAGAAAAAAGATTATCAATATAAATGTAGTGATCTTCCTATGAAGAATCATTGCAACGCTGAGTTATGCAAAACATTAGACTTTGGTATCGACAGTGCTGCGTACGTTCCTAAAGTTGACAGCTTTCAAAGACTTAAAACAAGTCCACCTATTTATTTTTTAACTATCGAAAAGAAAACTGTAGAGCTAACTGGTAAAGCATGTAACCAACAACAATTGTTTGCAGAAGCTTTGTTTGATCAAGCAGATATTGTATGGCAAAAATTAAAAGATAAAGATTTTAGAATATTTTTAATGCAACTAAAATCTATGCAACAAGATGTAGAGGGCTACGACGAAGATACAGAAGCACAAGAAGAATTTAAAGATATGATGATCCAATTTACACAAGAAACACAACAAGCAGATAATGCATCTCAAATTGAAGCAGACATGTGGTATTTGTTTGATGATAAAGTCGTATTTAAATACAAAACCTTTGAAAGATTTATACGTAAGTCAAACAAAACAATCAAAAAATTTGAGTTAATTAATTTTTTAAAAAAGAATGGTGCTATAAAAAAAGAATATTATGATAAAATTAAAATAAAAAATGTTTGGTATTGTAACAAATTTATTGAACCTGTGATAGAAAGATCCAATAATTTATTTAAACGAAAAGCTGCGGAGTTTGACGATAATGTTAAAACAGAAAACAATTAAAATATATGGTCCTCCAGGCACTGGCAAGACTACGACGTTGTTGAACAAACTTGATAGATTGTTTGCAAGAGGTATCAAACCATATCAAATAGCTTATTTGTCTTTTACAAATAAAGCTGTAAACGAAGCCAAGCAAAGAGCAGCTAATAAATTTACAGATATTAGTGAGGAAGATTTAAAAAATTTTAGAACTATACATAGTTTTTGCAGACAAAACTTTAAAACAAAACCTGTCATAGATCCTGAAGTAGACATGGTTGAGTTTGCACAAGTATTAGGATTACCTAAATTACAATTTGAAAAATACAATGGCCAACGAGTATGGAACGATTGGTCACTTAGAATTTACGACAAAGCACGAAACATGTTAATGCATCCTGATGATGTATACAAAGATGAAAAAATAAAAAGAGTTGTGCATGCTAAATTTAGATTAATCATAGAAGCTTACGAAGAGTTTAAGGTTGATCACCGTGTGGATTTTACAGATATGATTGAAGAATATTTAGAAAAAGGTAAACCGCCAAAACTTAAAACGTTGATTGTCGACGAAGCCCAGGATTTAACTCCGCTACAATGGAAACTAATATACAAACTCGCAAAACACTCAGACAAAGTATTTCTTGCAGGAGATGATGATCAAGCTATTTATGAGTGGAATGGAGCCAACGTTGATTATTTCAACGAATTTCCAGGGCGAGATTATATATTAAAAAAGTCTTATCGTATACCAGCTGCGATACATGATTACTCACAATATATTGCAAGTTACATACAAGGTAGAAAACATAAAGAGTTTGTTCCACAACAATACAAAGGCATGATTACAACATACAACAACATCAAAGACATACCATTCACGGCCGACGGAACATGGATGATGTTGGGTAGAACAAACGATATCGTAGACGAACTTAGATTCAAAGCTAGAGAAATGGGTTTATTCTTTCAAGATTCAAAAGGTAGAAAGTCTTTCGATCTTAACAAATGGAATGCAATACAAGCCTGGTCAGCGTTAATGCGTGGTGACAAAATTATGAAAGATAAAGTGTCAATAATTTACACATACATAAATGAAATAGGTTTTGGATTTAGATCTATTGAGTCTAAGCGTTGGTACAACATAGCTGACAATAGTGAAATGGATTATGATTATCTTACAGTTTGGGGAGGACTAGGTGCACAAAAGGAGCATTGGACAAACGTATTTAATCGTAATTTTTCAGAAAAAGAAAAATTTTATTTTGAAAAACTTATTGAATCTGGCATAGATGTTGTTAAAAATTCAGAGATGGTGGTTGATACAATACATTCAATTAAGGGTGGAGAAGCTGATCACGTAGTTTTATATGAAAAAAGCAATTGGGTTGCATCTATACAAAATAAAATAGGATTAGAAAGAAGCTCAGAATACAGAGTGTGGTACGTAGGTAGCACTAGAGCTAGAAAACAAATACATATACTGCGAAGTCCAAGTGAATATTTCTTTCCGCTTGCACGAATGTTAAGTGAAACAAAAAGGATGAAAACTATATGAAAGATTATCAGCATTTTAACCTTTTAACAAAAAGTAAAAAATTAAAAATGCAGTATATCAGGACACCGAAAGTAATATGGAAAGATCTTGTAAAAGAGTTTAATTTTACAGTAGACGCATGCGCAAGTGATAAAAATCATCTATGTGAAAAATATTGGACAAAAGAAAATTCAGCTTTAGAACAAAATTGGGATGGGGAAATTGTTTATTGTCATCCAATGTATGATATACATATACCTAAATTTGTAAAAAAGGCTTTTGAAAGTAATTGTTTGACAGTTTTTTTATTACCTGCTTCAACTAACGCTCATTACTTTCATGATTATTTTTGGAACAAAAAAAATGTTGAAATACGATTTATAAAAAAGGCTCCAGGTCAATTTGGATATAAATTTAATACAGATGATGATGAAGAACCTAGAACTGGTTATTTAAGACCTTTAATGATAGTAATTGTAGATAGGAGAATAAATGTCTGAACCCTTGTTAAGAATATTGTCGTTGGGCGCAGGAGTCCAGTCAAGTACAATGGCTCTTATGGCTGAAGAAGGTGAATTTGGTGTGAAGCCAGATGCTGCAATCTTTGCAGATACAGGTTGGGAACCAACACCGGTAATAGAACATCTTGAGTGGTTAAAGACACAAGTATCTTATCCTGTTTATACTGTAGGTAAAGGCACTTCTATAAGAGATGATATCATGAAAGCTATGTCAGAAACTGGTAATAGATTTGCATCAGCACCTTTCTTCACAAAAAATCCTGACTCAAATAAAAAAGGTATGTTAAGAAGACAATGCACAAGAGAATATAAGATAACCCCAATAGCTAGAAAAAGCAGACAATTAGTTGGCTTAAAAAAACATGCTAAGTTTCCAAAGGGCGAGCATATAGAAACTTGGATTGGGATCTCAACAGATGAAATTATGAGAATGAAACCGTCAAGAGATTGGTGGCAAAAGAATAGATGGCCTTTGATAGAAAAGAAAATGTCAAGGCAAGATTGTTTAGATTGGTACAAGGACAAAGATTACAGGACACCAGCCAAATCAGCTTGTATTGGATGTCCATTTCATGATGATAAGTTTTGGCATGAAATGAAAACACAAAGACCAGAAGAATTCAAAGATGCATGTGAAGTAGATGAGCAAATAAGAAAAGGTAATGACAAAGTAAAAGATAACTTATTTATTCATAGATCCTGTGTGCCTTTGAAAGACGTAAAGTTCAAAGTTGAGGATGATCAACTTGATTTGTTTAACATAGAATGTGAAGGGATGTGTGGCGTATGACCAATAAAGAACTAATGGAAAGTGTTTTTCCACAGCATACTCAGGTAGGCGGGAATCATTATACCAAATTTCATATACAACCATATGAATTTATGAGGCTAAATAATTTAAATACTTTTCAATCAAATGTGATAAAGTATGCTATGAGATATTTGAAGAAAGGTGGTGAACAAGACATAGATAAAATAATACATTATTGTGAATTAGAAAAAAAAATATTGAGAGACTTAAAAAGAAAAAAATGAGATATGATCCGACTTGTATTTATAATTGGTATTGTTATGACCCTGACTGGGTGTGTAAAAGACATAGATCTAAATCCATATTCAACAATTGTAAGGCATTTAATTACAAATGAGTAAATTATCTAAAATAAAAAAAGAATTATCTGCATGGAGTCTTTATTGGCGATTTGAAATTGTGTTGGTTTTAAGTAGTTTTATAGTTGGAATGGTGATTGGGTTATTAATATGAACATTTATTACGGCACAGGTATGTTTTTATTTGGTATTGGATGCCTTTTTATTGGTGCAATTATTGCATATTTTATTATAAATTATGTTATAAAAGAAAAAAAGGAGCCCACAAGGTTTGACGATTTAGAATGAGCATTAAAAGAATAATATTAGAAGCATTAGAAAAAAAGTATGAAGCTGAAATATCTTCAGGTGAAGCCACAGTAAAAATTTATCTTGAGAACTCAGTAGGCATAGGTGAGCATCCACAACATATTGAAGAAGTTGATAAACAAATTGATAAAATTGCACAAGCAGAAGAAAAATTGAAAATATTAAAATCATTTCAATGAGTCATCAGATAAATTTTACTTTTAAAGAGTCTGATTGGAAGACTCCATCACATTTTCCTAACATAAAAGATGCAAAAGAAATTGCTATTGATTTAGAAACAAAGGATCCAAACATAAAAACTAAAGGCCCTGGATGGCCGACCATGGACGGTAACATTGTAGGTGTAGCTGTAGCAACTGATGGTTTTGCAGGTTATTTTCCAATAGCACATGAAAATGGTTCCAACATGGATTACAAAATTGTTATGGATTGGGTGCAAGAAATTGTTTCAGGTCCTGGTGATAAAATATTTCATAATGCATCATATGATGTTGGCTGGTTGAGAGCTCATGGAATAAAAATATCAGGTCGTATTGTTGATACTATGGTAGCATCTGCATTAGTAGATGAAAATAGATTTTCTTATAGTTTAAATGCTTTAGGCTATGACTGGTTAGGAGAAACTAAATCAGAACAAGAATTGAAAGAGGCAGCAAGTGAATGGGGCATTGATGCAAAACAAGAATTGTATAAATTACCCGCTAAATTTGTAGGTTTTTACGCAGAGCAAGATGCAGTATTAACATTAAAACTTTGGCAGTACCTTAAAACAGAAATATTTAGACAAGAAATACAATCAGTATTCAATTTAGAAACAGAATTATTCCCTGTGCTGTTAAACATGAGAGCCACAGGAGTAAAAGTAAATTTAAATGAAGCAGAAAAATTAAAAGATGAATTTGTAAAAAAAGAGGTTAAGATTTTAGATAAAATTACAAAAGAATCTGGTCTACCAGTTGACATCTTTGCTGCTAGGTCGATAGCAAAAGCCTTTGATAAGTTAGGTATTAAATATCCTTTAACAGAAAAAACTAAAGAGCCATCATTTACCGCTAATTGGTTATTAAATTGTGAAGCACCTATTGCAAAATTAATAAGAGAGGCTAGAGAAGTACACAAATTTCATGCAACATTTATTGATTCTATTTTAAAGTTTCAACATAATGGTAGAATACATTCAGAAATTCATCAACTAAGAGGTGATGGTGGGGGAACCGTATCTGGAAGATTAAGTTACGCAAACCCAAATTTACAGCAAGTGCCTGCTAGAAATAAGGAATTAGGCACTCGTATACGGTCTTTATTTAAACCAGAATCTGGTCTACAATGGGGATCGTTTGATTATAGTCAACAAGAACCAAGACTCGTAGTGCACTATGCATCATCGATTGGTTTTCCTGGTTCTGATAAACTGATAGAGGCATATGAAAAAGAAAACGCAGATTTCCACCAAACAGTCGCCGACATGGCGCAGATCCCAAGATCACAAGCGAAAACCATCAACCTGGGCATATTTTACGGCATGGGCGCAAGGAAACTTTCCAATGAATTGGGAATTCAAACCGACGAAGCCAAATTATTATTACAAGAGTATAATAAAAGTGTCCCTTTTGTCAGACAATTAGCAATCAGGTGCATGGAATCTGCAGATAAAAACGGTGCGATCCGTACAATTAAAGGTAGAAAGTGTAGATTTAATAAATGGGAACCTAATTCGTTTGGTTTATACAAAGCTGTTAGTGAGGAAGAAGCTGTACAAAAGTACGGTAGAGGCAATATAAAGCGCGCAGGGACGTATAAAGCTTTAAATAGGCTCATACAAGGGTCAGCTGCAGACCAGGTAAAACAAGCCATGATAGACTGCTTTAAAGAGGGGTTTTTACCCATTATACAAATACACGATGAACTTTGTTTCAATGTAAGACCAGCGAAAGATTCTGAAAGAATTCGTGAAATAATGGAAAACTGTATACCAGAATTAAAAGTACCGTCAAAAGTTGACGTTGCAATCAACAAGGATTGGGGTTCAGCAGTTTAAAGCGCATAAGAGCCCTACCAATTTAATGATTTTTTAGAATTATTCTAAGATATAACTATGTTGTTATATCGTTTGCTTGAGTTTGCAGCTCAGCTTGCC